TGTAAAATGGCATGCGGTCATGTTATACATGATGACGGTAGTGAAGAATTATATTTTAAAGTAGCTGGGCGAGTAGTAACATTTTAAACATGTACAAAATACAATTATTGTGTTATAATAATATTATAATTAAAAGGATACACTGAATGACTAAAGTAGCAATTACTGGAGGAGCTGGTTTCATTGGCTTTCACTTGGCGCAATCATTACATAGCAATGGCTTTGAAGTATGTGGCTTTGATAATTTTAATGACTACTATGATCCGGCATTAAAGACAGCCCGAACTGTGAAGCTATACAAAGATTTTGGTATTAAAATTGATGTAGCTGATTTAACATGGAAACCCGACCTAGAAGATTTTATGAAGGAACATAAACCAGATGTGGTGGTTCACCTTGGGGGTTATGCTGGTGTGCGTCATTCAATGACAGATCCTCAATTGTATATTGATAATAATATTACTGGTACTCAAAATCTTATTAGTGTATGTGAAGATAACAGCATTGAGAATGTTGTATACGCATCAACATCATGCACTATGGTTGGAAACCCATTACCATGGAAAGAAGACGAAAAAACTGGCTATCAGCTAAATCCATATGGGTTTAGTAAATCTACAAATGAATCCCAGTTTATGGCAAGTGCTATTACCAATACTATTGGTTTGCGTTTCTTTACTGTGTATGGTCCATGGGGGCGTCCTGACATGGCGCTATTTGATTTTACAAAAAATATTATCGATGAAAAACCAATCGAATTATTTAATTATGGCGATATGATTCGTGATTTTACCTATGTAGATGATATTGTTCAGGGTATTGAAATTGTTATTAATGAAACATTAACTAAGACTGATATTAGAGAGATATATAATATTGGATATGGTGATCAGGTTAAGCTTGCGGATTTTGTAGAAGCTATTGAATACAATCTTGATCGCACTGCTATTAAAGAATTAGTGCCAATGCATCCTGCGGATAGCCAAGCAACCTGGAGTGATACCACTAAACTTCAAAAACTAGGCTATAAACCAACTACACCGATGAGTGTTGGCGTTGCAAACTTTATTACATGGTACAAAGAATTTTATGGTGTTAACTAATGCCTATTACACATTATGATCATGGAATAATTTTACCAAAGCTTACTCGCAAAACAACTGAAAAGGGGCGGCGGTATTTTACTCCAGAAGGTAATACTTATCCTTCAATTACTACTGTATTAAGTGAACTTAGCAAAGATAGTATTAAAGCATGGCGCAAAAGAGTTGGCGAAGAAGAAGCTAATAAAATTTCTGCCCGAGCATCAAAGCGGGGCACAAAAGTTCATCAAATATGTGAAGATTATTTGAATAATAATGAAGATTATTTAAAGGGTGTCTTGCCGAATAATGTAGCGTCTTTTAATGACATTAAACCTATCATTGATGCAAATATTAATAATGTTTGGTTTCAAGAAGAATTTCTATATTCTGATCATTTTAAATGCGCGGGTCAAGTTGATTGTATTGGCGAATGGGCCGGAGAACTTTCTATTATTGATTTTAAAACATCAAGAAAACCCAAAAAAGAAGAATGGATTCAAAACTATTTTATGCAATGTGCATTTTATGCCGCGGCATTTTTCGAAAGAACTGGAATTCCGATTAAACAAAGCGTTGTTCTTATTACGGTAGATGGCGATGCCCCTCAAACTTTTATAACCAAACCGCATGATTATTTAAAAGATTTAATTAAAGCAAGAAAGCATTATAAATCTATTTACAATGTTTAAAAAATAGTATATAATAATACTAATTAAAGGAGAATGCATTATGAATAAGATTGCTATCGTAGGGCATGGGTTTGTTGGTAAAGCTATTGAATATGGGTTTGTTAATACTCCGAAATTTATTGTTGATCCTATTCATGGCAATACTATTGAGGATCTTCGAGAGGGTGACTTTGATCTAATATTTGTTGCTGTTCCAACTCCAATGGGAAAAGATGGAGCAATTGATGGAAGTATTGTTGAAGAAACAGTCAATTGGCTAAAAGATAACGCTACAGGCCTTATTGTGATTAAGTCAACAGTTACACCAGATATTATTGAAAAACTTCAAAAAGATTCAATTAATGTAATTTATAATCCAGAATTCCTCACAGAGAAAAATGCTAATGAAGATTTTGTTAATCCTCCAATGCATATTTTTGGGGGTAATAAAGAACAAACTTTGCAACTCGAAGAGCTATATAATAAACTAAGTAATTGCAAACCTTGCCCAAGTTTTCATATGACTGGAGTAGAAGCTAGCTTTGTGAAATATGGGATAAATTGTTTTTTAGCATCTAAGGTATTATGGTTTAATCAATTCTATGATGTTGTAAATGGCTCTAACGCCGATTTTTCAACTATTATTTCTGCTATTGGAAGTGATATGCGTATTAATAGCTCACATACATTAGTTCCGGGATTTGATAATAAGCGTGGATTTGGTGGTGCATGTTTTCCAAAAGATACAGCAGCATTTGCAGCATTTGCATCGCAAACAAGTGAATTTCCAATACTTGAAAATATTATTGAAGCCAATAATAATTATAGACGAAATTATTTAAAAAATGATCGCGAATTAGAACAAAATGTAAATTATAATTAGTTTACATTGTACCTCTCACATGATATAATAAACGTAATCAAATATTTTTAGGAGTACTATATTTAAATGAGTATTATGGATAAGCTAAAAAAGAACTCAAAACTTAAAGCAACCGAAGTGTTGTCAGAATCGAGTTTTTTTAATAATAAAGAGATGGTATCAACATCAGTACCAATGGTAAATGTTGCATTATCTGGTTCTGTGGATGGCGGGCTATCCCCGGGGCTTCTTGTACTTGCCGGACCATCTAAACATTTTAAAACATCTTTTGCGTTGCTTATGGCCGGCGCTTATATGGAAAAACACAAAGATGCAGTAATGTTGTTTTATGATTCAGAGTTTGGTTCACCACAGACATATTTTGAACAATTCAATATTGATACAAGCCGAGTTTTGCATACACCTATTACTAATGTTGAAGAACTAAAATTTGATCTTATTTCACAGCTCGAAGGCATGGATCGTAAAGATAATGTTATTGTTGTTATCGATTCAATTGGTAACCTTGCTTCAAAGAAAGAAATAGAAGATACTCAGAATGAAAAATCTGTTGCAGATATGTCGCGCGCCAAACAACTAAAAAGTTTGTTTCGTATGTGTACCCCATATCTAGCTATGAAAGATATTTCAATGTTGGCTGTTAATCACACATATCAAGAGATTGGATTATTTCCAAAGGCTATTGTTTCGGGTGGTACGGGAATTTACTATTCAGCAAATGATATTTGGATCCTTGGGCGCCGGCAGAATAAAACTGGTACAGAAGTTACTGGATATGATTTTGTTATTAATATTGAAAAGTCTCGTTCTGTCAAAGAAAAATCCAAAATTCCTATCTCGGTATCATGGGAGGGTGGCGTTGAACCTTATTCTGGATTGTTAGAAGTTGCTATTGCTGGCGGATATGCACGTAAGCCATCTAATGGCTGGTACGAAGGGGTTAATCCAGCTGATGGAGAAGTTCTTACTAATAAAGCCCGTGCTGCTGATACATTACAAGAGCCTTTCTGGACACGTATTATGGCAGAAACAGACTTTAAAGAGTTTATTAAAAAGCAATTTACTATCGGCCATAAAGATGTAGTTTCTATGGATGAAATTGTAGGTGAATAATGAAATACGAAGAAAAAATTGATTACGAACTAATTCCAGACACTAGTGATAAACATTGGTTGATACGTATTTTACGGGGGGATTATATTGAAACTGTTTTGCGATTTGGTAAAGTTCGAATAGATGATACTACCCCTGATAAAGATCCCAAATTACAATTTGAATATAGTATTGTAAGCAGCCCAATAGATGGATTAAAAGAAGGTCCTGATTTTAATATTGTTGCGGGTGATATCTTAGTTTCAGTTATTGAGCAGGCAATTATAAATGATGAAGCTCTTATAGAAGATGTAAATTAAAGGTATAAGAATGAAAATTTTAATTATGGGTTTACCCGGATCTGGTAAAACATGGCTAGCCGAAAGATTGCAGAAGCGATTGAATTGTGCCTGGTTTAATGCCGATGAAATTCGCAAAATGGCTAATGATTGGGAATTTAGTGAAGCTGCTCGTTTGCGGCAAGCATATCGAATGAAAAATATTGCTGATTATGAAGTTAATACTGACCGAATTGTTATTTGCGATTTTGTATGTCCATTGGAAATTACTCGGGATATATTTAATGCCGATTATACGGTATGGATGGATACTATTGCTAAAGGTCGATTTAGTGATACTAATAAATTATTTCAAAATCCAAAAGCAGCTGAAGTAAATTATCACGTTTCGGCTTGGTTTGATGATACAGACGAAACATTGGTTGATGCTATTCATAGGCATATTAATTTAACCGGAGAAGTAAAAAATGTTTGATTGGAAAAAACCGACAGCACAGATGCTTGGTCGTTGGCAACCATGGCATGATGGCCACACAGCACTATTTAAGAAAGCATTTGCTGAAACTGGTCAAGTTATTATTATGGTACGTGACGTTGAAGGCATTATCGGTGAGGATGCTGGAGGTGGGCGCACCGCTGCTCAAGATGATAATCCATTTTATTATGATTATGTTTGTGATGCTATTGAGGATGGATTGCACAATGCAGGGTTTACAAAGGGTACAGAATATGTTATTATGAAAGTACCAAACATTGTAGACATTAGCTATGGTCGAGGTGTTGGTTATACTTTTACTGAACACGACTTAGGCGAAGCAATACATAATATTTCTGCAACCAAAATCCGCGCTAAAATGCGCGAAGAAGGAAATCTACAATAATTCATGACTATTAATATTGAACAACTTATTATTAAAAATATTATTGTGAATGAAGACTTTATGCGTAAAGTTCTTCCATTTATTCAACCAGATTATTTTGAAGGAACCTATAAGCAATTATTTAAAGAAGTAGGTAAATTTGTTGGGCAATATAATAAATTGCCAACACTCGAATCATTTAAAATTGAACTTGATCAAAGCACTTCATTTAACGCAGAACAACATAGCCATGCAGTAGAAATTTTGCCTTCATTGTTTAGTGAAGAAACTGTTGATGGGCAATGGCTTTATGACACTACCGAAAAGTGGTGCCAAGATAGAGCATTGTTTATTGCGGTAATGGAATCTATTAGTATTATTGACGGTAAACATGACACACTAACTAAAAATGCTTTACCGGATATTCTTAGCAAAGCACTCGGTGTTTCATTTGATACGAATATTGGCCATGACTATATTGAAAATGTTGATGAACGGTATGAATTCTATCATCGGGATGAAGAAAAATTGCCATTCGATTTATCATATTTCAATGCAATTACAAATGGCGGTCTTCCAAATAAAACTCTTAATATTATTTTGGCCGGTACTGGTGTGGGCAAATCTCTTTTCATGTGCCACTGCGCCGCCGCAAACCTTACTGCCGGAAAAAATGTTTTGTATCTTACTATGGAAATGGCAGAAGAGCGTGTAGCAGAGCGCATTGATGCGAATTTGTTAGATCTTCCGATGGATCAATTGCCAACACTGACCAGATCAATGTTTGCAGAAAGAGTACATCGAGTATCTAGCCGCACTAATGGTAAATTGATTATTAAGGAATATCCGACAGGTCAAGCAAACGCTTCACACTTCAGAGCACTACTTAATGAATTGAAACTTAAAAAGTCTTTCATACCGGATATTATCTATATTGATTATCTCAATATTTGTGCTTCTGCTAGAATGAAAGCTGGTGGTAATATAAATTCATATACACTTATTAAATCAATTGCTGAAGAACTTCGCGGCTTAGCAATGGAATTTAATCTTCCAGTTGTTTCTGCAACACAAACAACTCGTAGCGGTTATGGAAGTAGTGATATTGATTTAACTGATACATCCGAATCTTTTGGTTTGCCTGCAACTGCTGACCTAATGTTTGCTTTGCTTTCTACTGAAGAACTTGAATCAATGGGTCAAATTGCAGTTAAACAATTGAAGAATAGATATAATGATCCATCATATAAAAAACGATTTGTAATTGGTGTCGATAGATCAAAAATGAAATTATTTGATATTGATGAAAATGAACAAACACTTACTGACGACACACCAACTTTTGATAAGACACATACCGCTGATCGGTTCAAAGATTTTAAAATTTAAATAAGGAAAATATAAAATGGCTATTGGCAATAAAAAATCATCACAGGGTCTCAAAAATGTTTCGACCTCATCTATGAATAAAAATAAAAAACGTGGTTATAAAAAGTATCGAGGGCAGGGTAAATCTCGGTAAATGCATATAAATGTAACTCCTCCTCCAATATCAACATTATCACAGCTCAAATCTAGACAGCAATATGTTAAGTCTGTTGATAAGGTAAAATTAATAACACCTAAACAATATCAAAGTTATTTAAGCTCGCCCAGCCCATCTAATCATATTAAAGCTGAACTGCCTAAAAAAGAAACTACATTATTTGTTCCACCTGGTTTTGTAATGGGTGTTGTTGTTGGTACCCTTTTAATGTTAATATTGTAATAAACATTTTATTTTGTGAACTAAATTAAAATAGGGATAAAATTATTTAATGGTTGAACTTATTCAAATAACCGATATTCTTGAGCAAAAAATTCGCAAAGAAAAAGAACTCGAATTTTATACAGAAGAACTAAAAAAACTACAAATGAAAATGTTTTTCATTCAAAAAGATATTGATGTCACAAATACTATTATTAAAATAATTGAACAAGAAACTGTGCTTGATATTAAAAGCTCGATGGAAAATCGCATGGTAGGAAAAACTGATGATTAATTTTTAATTAAATGTATTTTAGGGGTTTACATTTGTTTTATTATGTGTTATAAATTATATAATGAAAAAAGTGAGGCAGTTTAATGAAAATATCTAACATTTTATCCGGAGTTACTAATACCGCATTAGCTTCAGCAATGTGTATTGGCGGATATATTTCAATTCAGCAGGCCGAAGCAAAGGAATTCGTTAAGTCGTTTTCAAATAAAGAAATACATTGTTTGCAGCAAAATGTATATTTTGAAGCTAGAAATCAAAGTGTGCTTGGGCAAGCATCAGTAGTTTGGGTAACATTAAATAGAGTTAATTCTAAAAAGTTTCCGAATACTATCTGTGGTGTTGTATGGCAAAATAAACAGTTTAGCTGGACTCATGACGGAAAATCTGACAACCCAAAAAATTCCCAAGCTTGGGAAAAAGCTAAGCAAGTTTCGCATGCAGTATTATATGATTATGCTTTTAATAAAAATGACCCCACTGCAGGCGCTTTATTTTATCATGCTGATTATGTTAACCCATATTGGTCAGCATCTTTCAAAGTGACTAAACAAATTGATAGTCATATATTTTATAAATGATTGGAAAATATAATATGAATACAACCACAATAAAAACTCTTGTGCAAGGTGTAATGCTTGGACTATTTCTTATATTAATTGACTTTTATTTTATTCCGGGTGGATTATACTAATCTTTTATGTTAGCGTTATCATTATTTGCTAGCGCTAACATAAGGGCCCCTTCTATATAAATAATTTTATACACCATAAGGGGATTTGCAATGTGTACAGCATATGTACGTAAAGAAGCTAATCGATTTAATTGGTTAGTTAAAGGCAAACTTATTGATACATCTTGGACAGATCAAGAAGTTGAAAAACTTTATCATTCATATTTCGAAAGACTTTGGGGAAATAATGAAAATTATATCCACGAATCTGGATTTGAGCTTGCTTGGAAAATCCGCGAAAATGAATTATTAGATAATGAGCGCAAATATGTCGCAGTTTTAGGATATGATTAAAAAATAATATTTAATTGCGCTTAGCTGTTTACATTTATTTGTATATATGTTATATTAATTATATACTAAATAAAGGAATCAGTATGACAATCTATCATCTAGCAAATGGTTCGGCCATCAAAAATGATGTAGTCGAAGCTTTTAATACCGCGATTTTTCTTCGCGAGAATTTTGATTATAATAACAAAATCAATTGGGCTTTTGTTGAAGCTGATATGTACAATGAATGTTTTGTATATACCCGATCATATATCATAGACTGCTTAGATGTTTTACGTGACGACTTGCTAGACAATACTGAAAATTTACTCACTCGTTATCCAAACGCTATTGGGCAACTCGAAATTCTAAAAACCGATTATTTGGGAGTATAATAATGAAACAACCAATCTATCATAACCTTTATGCCGCGGCGATCACTGATGAATTGATTCGTATTCATCAAGCACAACCGGTTCAAGGGGAACAATCAAGTGCAATTCAAATGGATATGAAACAATGGGCTCTTAAAGCTGGCATGTGGGCAACCGCAGAATATAGTGAAATTGTTGAAGCTTATGCTAAAGCTTGCGGGTGGAAGCAAGAATATTTTACTGGCATGGAAATCTTATAGAAAGAATATATTATGAAAGCATCTCTACGAAACGATTTTCGTGTCTTTAAAACATTAACTCCTAATGGGGAATCTCGATGGGAAATTAAACTTGGTGGCTCAACGGGTTATTGTATTACAACATGCAGATCCGAAGAAAAAGCAAAAGAACAGTCCAAAGCATTAAATCTTAATCCGTATTATTTTGATTTACGCGCGCGTCAGAATATGGTATAATATAGAATAGAAAACGTAAAGGTGTTTTGATGAATAAGATCCAGGAAAAAATTGATTATAAATTTAAAGAAGGTGAACTTATTAATGAGTTCCGAGAGTATATTGATAAAACATATTCCGGACATTATTCACAAAGCAAATTTCAATCAACCGAAGTTATTATTGAACGTGGGCATGGAACCGGTTTTTGCATGGGCAATGTAGATAAGTATTCTAATAGATATGGCAAAAAAGGATCACGAGATGATGCTCGTAAGGATCTAATGAAAGTATTGCACTATGCTCTTATTCAACTTTATATTCACGATAATGAGTTGTAACTAAAATAACACATTATCGTGAATTTTTAAAAAAAATTATAAAATTGCAAATTAACTGTTTACATTCCTTTTCTTATATGCTATAAAGGTGTATAAGATGAAAACAAAGAGGAATATATCATGACTACTATGACTAAAACAAAATTCACAAAATTTGATCGTGCAACTTGTCGGGCTCTTCGGGCTGAACTGCAAGAAGTAATGAATAAGTATGCATCAAAAGCAAATCTTGATATTGAAGTAGGACATATGTCTTTTGATGTAGATGATGTTAAAATCAAAGTTAATGCAAAAATTAAAGGGGCTAAATC